TTAAATAATGAAATAAAAATACTAAAAGAAAAATAACATGCCTTTACCAAGTAGCGGACAAATAGCATTTTCTCAATTAGCAGCTGAATTAGGTAATGCATGTACAAATGTAAGTCTTAGAAGTTATTCTGCTTGTGCCAATTTAACATCTCCTGATAGCATTATTGAATTACGGGGTAAATCATGTATAGCAACCTTTGGAGCGGGTACTTGGTCGAGTGGGGGTGCATTGATAACAGCAAGAAGATTGTTTGCTGGATTAGGAACACAGAATGAAGGACTTGTAGCAGGAGGGTTTGATGGTGAATTTCGTTCTTGCACAGAAGAGTATAACGGCACATCTTGGTCAGCAGGTGGTGCATTGGCAACTGCAAGATATGGTCTTGGTAGTGCAGGTACACAGAATGCAGGATTAATGTTTGGTGGAAATCCTAGCTCTGGGAATTCATCTTGCACAGAAGAGTATAACGGCACATCTTGGTCAGCAGGTGGTGCATTGATAACAGCAAGAAGACTTTTAGCAGGAGGAGGAACACAGAATGAAGGATTAGCTATGTCAGGATACCAAATTGGAGCTGTCTCATGTACAGAAGAATACAATGGCACATCTTGGTCAGTAGGAGGAGGACTTTCAGTTGCAAGATATATTTTAGCAGGAGCAGGAACACAGAATGGAGGAATTGCTTTTGGAGGAATACCGGGTTATAGCTGCACAGAAGAATACAATGGAACAAGTTGGTCAGCAGGTGGTAGTTTAATTCAAGGAAGACGAGACCATGTAGGTTCGGGCACACAGAATGCAGGACTTGCAGCAGGAGGATATATAGGTGGTCTTACTCTATCTTACACAGAAGAGTATAACGGCACATCTTGGTCAGGAGGTGGAACAATGATAACGGCAAGAAGACAACTATCAGGAGCAGGAAGTCAAAATGCATCTTTTGTAGCAGGAGGTCTTATAACTTCAGTCGTATCTTGCACCGAAGAATACAATAAATCAGTAACAAGTATATGTTTAGGATAAAAATAAAACAAAACAAAATGCCTTCAAAAACAGAAAAACAACAAAAATTCTTTCAAATAGTAAAAGCCTATAAAGATAAGAAAATGTCCGCAGCAGAAGTAGGAAAGAATGTAGAAGATGCGGCTAAAGGTATGTCAAAATCACAAATAGAAAAATTTACTAAGTTAGTTAAGGAAATGATGGATTAAAAAAATTCTGCGAAGAAGACCCTACAAAAATAATAAGTAAATAAACAATTAAATAATATAAAAACAAAGTATTTACTATATAGCGTATATATTTATAGATGATAAAGAAACATATTAATAAACTAAAAAATCAAAAAAAAATGTCTTTAGGTATTGAAAAATTAAAACCTGCAATTCAACATTTAGCTCAATTGATTTCTGCATCTACTAAAGTAGATGTGAATGGAAACGGTATAGTTGATACTTCTGAAATTTTCGGTATTGTACAAGTATTAGTATTTAAAGTGATTGCTATTTACGGAACATTACCTGCTGCTTTAGCAGAATTAAAGGATGTTGACTCTGTAGAGAGAGCTGAGTTAGTAAAGGTATTCAATGAAAACTTCGATTTATCAGATGATGTAGTTGAGAGTTTATTAGAGGAGTGGTTTGTATTAATTGACCAAGTTATTACACTATCTTCAAAAACAGTAACTAAATTTTCAAAGTAATCGTAAAGTAAGCAACTGAGAAGAAAACTAGATTAAGAGAACCCCATCTATGATGGGGTTTTTTATTATAATATAATATATTTATAGTAAGAATTGGTATTAGGTAATAGTAAATAAAGTAAGGAAAAGATGGCAAACATCCCTATTTGGCCGGGTTCGGCATCATTCTTTCAAGGAGACACTCCCTATGGAACATATGATAATGAATATGCATTTCAGCAAGATGCAGACATGATTGCAGATTGGTGTGCAAGGAGATTAGGCTACCCTATAGTGGATGTGGAATTACAACAATCAAACTTTTTTGCAGCATTTGAGGAGGCAGTAACTGAATATGGTTCTCAAGTAAATACTTATGTCAGTAGAGATAACTTACTATATATATTGGGAGTAAATACAGGTTCTCAAAGTTTAACTCAAGAGTATGTAGATGCTAACAATTCTTCAATATTTAAGTTATCAGAGCATTACGGAACACCTGTAGGTGTGGGAGGAAATGTTACCTATTTTACAGGTAGTTTACAAATACGGCAAGATAAACAAACATATGATTTATCTAAGGATACCTCAATTGCACTAGAATCAGGTTCATTTATCAATGGTAATTACACAATAAGAAAAATACATCACTATCCAATACCTGCATTAGTAAGGTATCAAGACCCATACGGAGGTTCAGGATTAGGCACACAAGGATTAATAAATGGTTTTGAACTAGGAGGTTATACAGCTGCTGCAAGTTTCATGCTATATCCTTTAAATGCTGATTTACTTAGAGTGCAAGGAATAGAATTTAATGATTTAATTAGAAAGAGTGCATATAGTTTTCGTTTAGTAAATAACAGACTAACTATATTCCCAATACCTTTACGAGATACTACACTACACTTTGAGTATACTTTAAATAATATGGAAAGTAATCCATTAAAACGGGGGAGAGGACGCATAAGCGATTACTCAAATGTACCATATAGCAACATGGTATACTCACGTATAAATGCAATGGGAAAACAATGGATAAAAAAATATACACTAGCACTATCTAAAGAGATGTTAGGATATGTAAGAAGTAAATATAGTTCTATACCGATACCTGAATCAGATATTACATTAAATGGTGATGCATTATTAAGTGCGGCAGAAGCAGAAAAAACATCATTAATTGAAGAGTTAAAAGAAATTCTAGACCAATTCTCAAGACAGAATTTACTAGAAAGAAAAGCAGCTGAATCAGAAGCATTGCAAGTTGAAATGAGTAGAGTACCTTTAAGATTTTATATAGGATGATAAAGTATTAATATATGCCATTATTCGGAGGTTCAAGAGATGTAAGTTTAATAAGAAGATTGAATAGAGAATTAATTAACTCTATAATCAATACTGAAGTCATAGTATATAAAATAGCTACGCAGTATACCAAAATAAATATATATGGTGAATCTTCCAAAAAAATATTTTATAATCCAATGAGGGTTAATTCTCTAATAACAAGAGAAGAAAAAGATTATGATGGTGATGAATTAACTACATATATTAGAAATATATCATTTTCATTTCTTAGAGATGATTTAAAAGATTTAAATCTTGTAATACAAGAAGGTGACGTAATTAAATGGGATTCTGAATACTACGAATTAAATTACGTAGGTTCTAATCAATTATGGACAGGACGAAATCCTGATACATTACTAGCAACTGTAGAAGATGGAAGAGATGCATTTGGTTATAATGTAAGTATTATTGCAAGAGGTATGAAAATAACAGCAGACCGCTTAGGAATTGAAAATGTAATGACTCCGAGAAATAGCATATATGATTTACCAAATAGAATATAATGGCAGAAAATCCTAATATATCATTGACAGGTGTTGACCCACCATTTAACAGAGCGTATGAAACGAGGAGGGATAATGACACCTTTAGAACTCCTGCCATAACATTATATGATGTTGATTATGCAGTTATGCATTATTTAAAGAACACAATAAATGCTCAAGTTGAACAGAATGATTCAATGATTGATGTTCCCATAGTTTATGCATCTGCCGAAATTTGGAATCAAATACAGGCAAGAGGATACATGAGGGATAAACAAGGGAAGATACTAGCTCCATACGGAACTATTAGAAGAATATCGATGTCTGAGGATGAAAGATTTAAAAAATTAGATGTTAACTATGGTTCTGCTACGATATCTATAAATCCAAAACAAAGGAATTTTGAAAATATCAGAGACCAACATGCAACATTATCTAATTCTAAATTTTCTGATGAGTATTACATATCAGTATTACCTGAGTTTTATATAATTGAATATGAACTAATATTATTTAGTTATTATATAGAGCAAATGAATTCGATAGTTCAAGATATAATTCCAACAAGTAATTTTAGTTGGGGAGATTCATTTAAATTTAAGACAAGAGTTGGAGATATAAATTTTGATACTATAAACCCAACAACTACAGAAAGACTAGTGAAGGCTACTACATCATTGACGGTGGATGCAAGATTACAATCTGAATTTGAATTAAGAAAATCAACAATACAGAAGGCATATACGACTAAAAGAATTGTGTTTAGAACGGAACAATCATCATTTGATATAAATGCTGTTGATAGATTCCCAAATGAACAGGAGTGATATAATTTTGAAAAATTTAAGTACTATTTATATTTAGAAAACAATTATTAAATTCAATAAGATAAAAAATGGCTAACGAAAGATTTGTAAGTCCGGGTGTATTCACGAGAGAACAAGACCTAAGTTTTCTTCCTCAAGAGATACAATCAATTGGAGCAGCAGTGATTGGCCCAACCCTATACGGCCCTGCTTTTAGACCTACCTCAGTATCAAATTATTCTGAATACCTTAGAGCATTCGGTAATAGTTTTATTAGTGGTTCAGGAGCTTTTGCACAAGAATTCAAATTTTTGACAAACTATACTGCACAAGAGTATTTAAGATACGGTGA